GTTTAAAGATGGGCATTACTGCGGTAATTTCTGCGGGTGCCATGTTAGTGGGTGGCGTGAGTTACATAGGCAAGGTGGAAGCAAAGGCAGACCAGGCTGTAAAGGAAGCGTCCCAGGCAAATTCCTCCATCAAAGAAATGCAGAAGGATCTTGTAACGCAGCGCGTACTAATTGCCGAAATTCAGGCAGATTCAAAAGCTATCTTACGGCTTGTATCTTTGCAATCTGGGGCGTCGTCTTCCCCCTAAAATCTTTTTCTCAACCTAAACCCTCTTCAAAAGTGCAGGTTAAGGAATTAAAAGATTTAAGAAAACAGATAAAAATGATACGTAAGTTGTTGAAAGACAAGGAGAAAATAAAAAATGAATCTAGACCCGATGATGTTAAAGAACGCAGGTCTGTGCGCCTTAGCAGTGTATGGAATCATGGAAGCGGTGAAACCCTTTGTCTGGAAGTGGAGCAGCGAAAGTTGGCAACGAACATGTGTTCGCCTCGTTAGTCTTATCATCGGCGCGGGTTTCGGTGCATTGCTTCAAATGGACGCTGAAGGGGCATTAGTTGGTCTTGCAGGTGCGGCTATGTCTTCTACCTTAGTTGGTTTGATCAAGCGCAAGGTAGAGAAAGAATGAGTTGGGCAAGTGCCTGGATCTTCTTGAAAGAAGTACCTGCACGAGTATGGGCAGGTGTTATCTGGGTGCTTTGTATTGTTGGTTGGTGGCTGACCAGATCTGAACTCGCTAAAGAGAAAGCCGAAAACGCGAAATTAAAAGCGAGAGCCAGTGAAGAAAAGAAACACAGACTGGCTATTGTAAAGCTGCAAGAAAGAAAAGAAAGAATCGCAAACGAACTTAAAGCAGCAAAAGATAAGGCAAAAGCGACAGAAACCAAAATATTTAAAATGGACGAAGATAGACTTGTGGAGGAGCTAAACAATGAATTTGGTGACGATTCTTAGTATAGCTTTACTATCCCCAGGTGTCTGTGAAGATATTCAACCTTTACCTAGAGGTAAAGTAGCCCCTTGCGACGGTATTCTGTGGACTTTAGATGCAAGTAAAAAAGCCCTCGCATGTAGAAGAGTAGAGGTACCCTCTCTGCAAGAAGAATTAAGATTAAATTTGGAGCTTCTAGAGGCAGAGCGTTCTGCCCACAAGGATATTACGGATAACCTGATGTCTAATATCTCTGAACAAGAAGCCTTAATTTCTAAACTAAAAGAGCCTACACCTTGGTACAAACGTGGATCGTTTTGGGTACCTGTCTCTTTTGCTTTAGGCATTGCTTCAGGTGTGTATTTAGGGGGGTTGTGATGAGGTGTCCCGAGTGTTTGCATTCCAGAACAAAGGTTCTTGATACTCGAATATCCAGAGAGAAGAACGAGAAACACAATGCCATACTCAGAAGGGGCGGCGAGGTGTGGGCTTGGTGGGAACCTGAAGGTTTCCGTGTAAGGAAACGTCAGTGCAGTAAATGCGGACATAGCTTCTTCAGCATCGAAGTAGGTATTGAAGATCTTAACCAAGCTATCGACGATTTGAGACAGGTAAATGAGATTCAAAGACGACGAGTCATTGACCTAGAAAAGGACAATGATGAAATGCGTCAGATTATTGCTAGGCAAAAATCTTGAGCACTCATCCCATAGAAAAGGAACTTAAAATCCCTGGTATCCCCCCTGGAACTAAAATCGGACCTATGGGATTACCTGTCTCTTACAATCGAAAAGACTACAAACTGTCTAACGAGACAACGGGTAGTGTATCCCCCAAGCGGCAGGGGTAAGATATATCGGCTAAGGTGGTACACTGTACCCCGATGAGTGATTATAACCTACATGATGTTGAATATCTTCAATCCGTAGTGGAGCGCGAAGGATCAGTCGCTGCTGCAAGTAAAGCACTTGGTATTCCTAGGACAACACTAAGACGACGGCTGGGTATTTATGCAGATCCAAGACGTACTCCTAAAGATAAAATTGAAGACGTTCAAAAAGGGGATCACCGTACCATCTCTTCAAAGGGGCAGGTACGTAGTGCAGAAGAATTACTACAATCGGCGGGCGTAGACCTTGATGAGTGGTTAATTGAGAAGCAGGTGGTCAATTCTTGGGATGCGATGGCAAGGCAAGAAGACGGAACCACTGCACCTAAAACTATGTACCAAGTTAAGGTATGGCTTGCGCGAAGATTCAACTTTGATATTAAACCCCCTCAATTTAACTTTAAAGGCGATAGGCACCCGTCTAAGGCTGTTAAGTCCAGCGACACCGTTCTATGTATACCTGACGCACAATTTGGCTTCAGGAGGCGGCAGGACGGTAGCTTAGAGCCTTTCCACGATGAACAAGCACTTAGCTTGTCTCTAAAAGTGGCTGAAGAGATAGATCCAGGCATCGTTGTTATCATGGGAGACTTTTTGGACTTTCCCGAACTGTCTCGTTTTCAGACCGAACCCGATACTCGTCAGCTCATTCAGCCTGCTCTAGATGCTCTTAGTGACTATCTGCATAAGTTAGTAGAGTCCGTATCCCCAGACACAGCTATCTACTGGTTAGAAGGGAATCACGAGTTACGTTTGCGGAATGCTCTACTAGACCTTCACGCAGGTGCGTTAGCCGACATTAGACCCGCTAACGAGGACGGTCCTCCACAGATGTCCATTGAACGTCTACTGCATCTAAAGGAATTAGGTATCGAATACATTGCCCCATACGGTACACCTTTATGGTTGTGGGATGTTATGCTTCATCACGGCTATGTTGTTCGAGGGGGCGGCGGTAAAACAATGTCTTCAATCTTAGCGAGCACTACGCACCATCATGTTGTAGGGCATATTCATCGTAGAGAACTAGCTTCAAGGTCTATAGTGACTCAAGAAGGTCGTAAAGAAATACATGCAATGTCCCCTGGATGCTTGGCATCTTTGGAGCGAGGAGGCGTTCCCGCAGGTAAAGGACGCCCAGGGGTTGACTGGCAACACGGTCTAGGTGTAATATATAGGTGTGACAATATAACACACTTCCACTGCATACCTGTATTAGACGGTGTTTGCGTGGTAAACGGAAAGGTAATTTCTTAATGAGAGATCTTCACGCCCTGGTTAGAACAGAAGGTATACAAAATATAGCAGACATCTTAGGTATTACGGAGAGATGTTTGGTCGATCTTCGTAGAGGGGAGCACCCTTTAACGGTTGATGACTTTTACACTTTGGGTCGTAAATATAAAGATTTCGACATTGAAGGTACTATTGATCGTATTGGCAGGAAGAGGAAAAATGAAGGCAAACAAAGCCATCCTCGATCTTACAAGATTAAGAACGGTCAAAAGTGGGCAGAAGGTCCCCAACGTCTCATGGGAAGACTGCCAAACTGCTCTTAGACAATCCTTAAATCAGGTGCCTTAATTTTACAGCCATACTTTCTACCTCCATTAGAGTTATAGTAGCTAATACCTAACTCCTTTATTCGTCTCCCAAACTTATGTTTAGACATAGCTCTATGTCCTGTAGTGCTGCACCAAGTAGTATAATTTTCGTATAACTCAGTGGGGGTAGCCCATTGCCCTTTATCGTCCTCTTCTAATATCTCTACAGAATCTTTGACCCAAGACGCTACCTGATCAGCTTGCGTTTGCCAGTTTGTTACAGCATTGATGCTAGAGTCTGGTTCGTTATATCTACGCCTCTTCAATGCTTCTAACCCTCTCTTCACGCACCGTTTAGTGATAGCCTCAAGCTCAGACTCCATAATCCTTTCCGCACGATACGGATCTCTTTCATGTGGCTTAAAAGATTTATTAAATTCTAGGATACACCATCTGCGCCAGAAGCCCTGAGAACTATCACTCACTGAAGGTAAAAAGTTTGCTGCAAACAACTGCAATGCCGTTGGTCTGAATGAATAAGGGGCTTCTCTAATTTTTCGGGCAGTCTGAATGTCTCCTGAAATTGTGGCTTTAACGGCAGACCCCACAAGGATGTCTGACTCAGGCATTTCATTACAGACATTGAGTCTGGCACCTGCGAGCATGTCTCTATTATAATCATTCTCTAAGTTCTGCGGCGCAAGCGCGGTGGTCTTAGCCCCAGACCATTTAAAGATCCTTTCTACTACCTCAAGCACTGTAGATTTACCGTTAGCCCCACCGCCTAATAGTATAAGACCCCTTTGTAATTTGGTGGCTGCGCCAAGTAGCCCTACGCCAATGAACTCCTCAAGCAACTCGATCTTCTGATCGCAATCAGAATCCTTGGCAAAGATGTCCCGCAAAGTCTCATCCCAAATCTCTGGTTCCTTTCGATCTCCTTCCCATTCCATAGGAACACTTGTAAGAGCACGATTCTCTGGGGAATTAGATTTCAAAGTAAGGGTTCGGGCGTCTAAGAATCCATCGTTAAAAACCAGACCGATAGGAGCCTCGTCAAAAAAACCCTCTTTCCAAGTGCTTCTCTTAATGACATTAATGACATTGGAGTAAAGACGATCTCCCATCTTGATAACCCCAAACCTAACGGAGCCATCATTGTTCCTACCAGCAAGGTATCTAGCTCCATCGAATGTTCTTAGAATACTAAACAGCGGCTTCTCGCTTATCTCTTTCCAGTAACCAGAAGCGTAAGACCACAGTCTGTTCCTGTCGTAAAGTAGCTCGCCTCCCCCTTTACCTTGATAGTTAAGGACACAGGCATCCGCAAGGTTCTGCTCACTACCGTGTCCTAACTCAGACAGGAAATTATCGTCATCATCTTCATCTAAAGTGGTCGTGTTATGAAAGGATCGTGTGTTTTCTGTGGGATAACTACCTACGCTCTCAGCAATATTAGCAATCTCTTCATCTTGCATTGGGGGGTCAACTCTGTCTCGATTTACCTGAGACAATTCCTCAAATATCTGTTCAGGAGACATGCCTCCTCTACGCAAACTTCCTGCGTACCTTGTAAGTAGGGTATTTCGCTCACCGTTACCAATACGATCAGGAAGCGTAAACCGAGTGCGTGTCTGTTCTGGAGGATTTGTTATCCTCCATGCCCCGATTATGCTGTTAATTGTGTCTACAGATACTACCCCCATATCCTCAAAGTCGCATGGGTGGTCTTGCATTACGTTATCTCTAACAACGGAGGGCAGTCTAAAAAGACGGGTAGTATCTTTTAAATCATCAGGTCTAAAACCACCTTTACGCAACAAGTGTAGACAAGCACTAACAAAATTCTTATGAAGATCTGCTTCGACACTGCTCTGATAAGGAACAATCAG